TATGTTCATGCAAATCCTTATCTTTTGCTGAGATATTGGTTGCTGTTTCATCACCAATAACAACATACGGATAAGCTGTATCTGTTGGCACATCATCAAACACACCAGTAATTGCATCACCAGCATAATCAGTAATACTGGCGGCTGTTAGCTTGCCATATACCGCTTTCTGTAATTCCCAGCTATGCAGTGCCATTATTTAGCCTTCACCATCTGTTTAGCCAAACGATTAATCTTTGGTTTATTTTCTTCTAACGCGGGTTGCATGAAAGGTCTAGCCGCCATTTTAGATGTGCCAAACTCCAAGAATGATGAATAATCAGCGCGGCTCTCTACATTAGCCCCTAGCCCATTGGTGTCTATATCTAAGACAATGTTATTTACTAGAAAGCCTGTGTCTGTGGCAGGGGGCTGCCCTGCGGCTGATGCTGTATGTGTTCTGCGCGGGTTGTACTTTTCATAAGTGACCCCAGATGCCGCCCCTTGATTAATAGATTGAACGGCTGTATTTCGCACCAGATTGCCAGCCCTGCCAACCAAAGCCCTTAAACTACCCTCATAATCCTTGATTACAGCCTGTGTGCGGGGCTTGCGTACTATTTTGGTAGTTACCCTAGCCATTAGGTTGCAACGCCTTCCTCGGCTAAAATTTCAAGATACTTATCACGCTCACCTTTGTTCTCAATTCTGCGAATATTAAACGTGCGAGTATAGCTTGCCCCATCCGCTGTGTAAGAATACAGGATGCGGTGCGCTACTGTAAGATTGCGCCTAAACCTTATTGTGATTTTGTGAGTTGTGCGACCTTCATTCTGGTCACCAAAGAACCTCTCACCGCCACCTTGAGCCTCTATTCTGCCAAATGTGGTTGCAAACGTAGAAAATGCACCAGATGAACCGCCGCCACCATCTGCACTTGAACCCTTTGCTTGCAAAGCCAGAGAATGTTGCATCTTACCGATAGCCAAAACCCATACCCCCACCATAAGAGCTAACGCCGTATCTCATAATAACATAAGGCTGCAATAAAGAGGTAATCATCATTGGCGGGTTTAACGCTCTGCCCTCATCATCACCTCTGTGTTCATACAAAAATGAAATATATTCCAGCATAGCAACACGAATTGGCTCTGGGACAGTTGCCCTTGAATCGCCATAGCCAGTTATATATTCAACCTCTATTCCATTTGCATTGCGTAAATCTGTAGGCCATGACCCGCCATCACGCAGAACAATCCGCGCTGGCTCTCTTACCAAATCGCTGTAATAATTAGATGTAGCAAGAGTTGAGGCTGTGTTATCATCTGTGTATGACTTGATGTGGGTTACTGACTGTACTGGTGACTTTGGCAATTCTATGTAATTTATTCTTGGCGTGTCAGAATATCCTGTGTGGAAACCCTCTTTAATAGGCACATCAACATAGCCTATTCCATCCAGCGATAAGGTAAATGTAGTCGTGAGCAATGTTCTGTTGGTGTAATCTTCTACCCAGAACCTAGCCGCCTGTATGAGATTATCAACAAGTGTGGTGTCTACACCAGAGTCCAGCCGCAAATATGAAATGGTTTCAGCGGCATCAAGCGGCTCATTAGCTGGCGCAGTAGTTATTGTTAATCCACTCATATCAAGCCCCTACTTCCAAACTTCATCAGGCAAATCAGGCCATGTAAATTCAGATGGCCTTTTACTTAACACATCACTTTGTTTTCTAATAACAAGAATTGCTGCTCTATATGTAACAAATTCAGCAATGCAATCATCAGTTAATCCACAATTTTTAAGCTGTGTCCAATCTGTCCTTTCTAAAATGTGCTGTGCCGCTAGATGAGCGTTAGGGGCTGATTGTGTCATTTGCGTTATACTCATATTAACTTACCTCCATCAAAGTTATTGTACTCACAGGACAGTTGTCGTACAAATCAGCAGCGGTACTTTCCTGAAATCTATGACTTCTGTTTACAAAAATATAAGATGTACTTGTATAAGCATAACTCCTGAAAGCAATACTATAAGTTAGCGCACTTGTGCTATTTGGGTGATCTATAAGATTTAAGGCAACAGGAAGTAATCTATAAGTATCATCTTGACCACTATATGGCATAAAATTACCTGTGGACGGTGGCCTATTTCCTTGACGAGTACCTTCAATAACGGCTCCACTTGCATCTAATAACTTAGTGCCTAGAGGGTGTGCGCCAGAGTTTGCTGTTACATTTTTATATACGTTAATAGCATTGTCATAACCAATTGTGCAGCCCACGTGGATAGAATATTGAACCAATATTTTGTTGCTTGAGCTTGTTGGTGTAATAGTGCAATTCAATCCTGTACAAACTTGCTCATGCCCAGCGGTTGTGATTGTGGTATTAAATTGGCCTTTAAAAACTGTTTGTTTAATCTGTACGATTTTACCCGCGCCTACTGTTGTTCCAGTAAATGTTGGGTTTCCAACAATGGTTGAAGTGCCGCCTACGAAATTCGCTAATGTTCTTGCTCTACTCATATCAACCCCTACGGCCTTTTAGGCCAATCATTATCTAATAAATTAGGCCAATTAGAATGTTCTGTTATATCTCGCAGTGCTTGGCGATAATCAATTTGCGCCTGTGTCATGGTCAAATCAGAACTAGCCCACCAATCGCAAGCAATGAGAAGCCTGTCACGCTCATGTTTATTGTGTTCTGCAATGCTCATTTAAGCCTCGTCTGTTTCGTAAGTGAGTTGCACCATAACTTCTGAATCGTGGTCATTTGAACCTGTTGTATATACAGTTGTTGAAGTTATTGCAGATACAGTTCCACCAGCACTTGAATAGTAAAGTGTAATATCTTTTTTATCAGGCCTCCCAAATCCAACCCAATTGTAACTTGACCAACCACCAGCAGTGTCAACATTGAAATAAACGGTGGAAGTCATTGGAAAATAATTTGTGACATTTTTTACTTTAAATGGCAGTCCCATAAATGCTAGGCCTTGTCCAGCCGCACCACCATTGGCAAAAGCTGCGGCTGAATAATCTAGTTTAACAAATATAGTTGCGTGAACCATATCCCCTATTCTAACGTAATCGCCCTTTTGAATAGTATAAGACGCATCAGTAAACAAATTGCTTTCATAGGCTGTTGTAACTCCTGCTGAAGAATAAATTGGGGTAAATGTACCAGTGCGATAAAAGGCATTAGTAGTTAAGTCAGGCATCTTGAAGTTTGAGGAATTGATGCTGACAGCCCCGCCAAACGTGCCACCAGCCGCCGCGCTAACTGTGTCGCTGACAACAAACTTTTCATATTTTACTATTTCAATAACTTGCCCTGCGCTTAACGCTGAAAGACCTGATATAGTATTGGCTGTGCTAGTATTGTAATCTGTACCCGCTACAAGCGATACGCCATTCAAGCTAACATCTAACTGTGCGCCAGCGGGAAATGTTATTGCCACACCGCTATCATCATTGCCGCTTATAGAGGTCTCGCTACCAGAGGCGGTCTTGTAATATCTTGTGCGTGTTACTTCAGCGTTATTCTTGGCAAGGTTAAAAACATCATAAGCAACAACCTCAATAACATCCTCATCTGCCAATGCTGATAATGAGCTTATGGTATTAGCTGTGCTTGTTCCGTAATCAACCCCATCAACCAACAGAACGCCGTTCAAATAGACATCCACATAGTTGCCATCTGTGAACCTAAGAGATGTGCCGTTATCATCAAAGCCAGAAATAGAAGTCGCACCCGCACTTGTCTGGGTAAAATAGAACCTCTCCCTGACTCCAAACTCTGGTGATTTACCTAAATATGGCATCGTTCTTCCTTATGGTTTCGTAGGCCAAGTAACATCATCTAGTGATGTAGCGTTATTTGTGATGTCTCTAAGGGCTTGTCGGTATGTTGTCTGGGCAGATGTAGCATCAGCCGTGTCAGACAAAGCCAAGTAATCTGTATCAGCCAATCGTTTGTTACGTTCAGTTCTCAGAGCCGCTATATCACGGTCAGCTTGACCATCAGTCCACGCTTTTACTTCTGCGTTACGAGCCGTAATTTCATCAGAAGCCATATCAAGCAGTTGTCCGTTTACATATTTTTTCATGTGCATCTTACCCCAAATAAATGGATTTTAGCCTTTTCTATATTTCCAGAACTAACACCAAAACGAATCCCACGAATTGTTTGGACACTTGAACTGTTTAAACCACCGTAAAAAGGACCGCCAGAATATACATTGCTTTGATAATGACCTTGAATAAATCCACAGATAGTTGGTGGAACACTGTCTGTTGCGACAACATAATTCCTCCCAAGAAGGTTAAGAGTGCCTCTAGCACCCTCGTGGGTATCACTTCCTATGGTTGATGCTGTAAGAGCCATCAGGTTATCATCGTCTGCGCTTGAAACTGAATTGTCAGTGGTTGTGCAAAAGCCGTATGAATTAGCCGCTGTAATTTGTGCGCCGCTAGAATCAAGAAACCTACAGAAAAATCGTACACCGTCAGTAGAAGAGTGCATGTTAAAATAAAATTGCAGACTGTCGTAATCTGTGCTGAGATTATCATAATCAATAGTTGCTGCGGGAGTGCTGTAGGTAAGAGTGCTTATCAATTCCATAGAACCAGCCCCCGCTACAGTCCCAGAAAAAGTAGGATTCCCTGTAATAGTTGTTGTGCCAGAAACGAAATCTGCAATTGTCCTTGCCTGTGTCATAGCATCCTCTTATTTAGTCTGCGTTTGTATTATCCAGCTATTTCCATAAAAGTGACACTAGATTCTGTTGTATAATTGTAATTAGTACCATCATACCCAGAAATATTTAGGTAAAGTTTGTCTGCGCCGCCACCGCCACCACTTAACCCTGTTATCTTATAGGTTATAGGGTCAGTTGTGTCAGTTAAACCCTCTCCAGTTTCATCTAAAAAAATATAACTTTGTGCGTGAATCCCATATCCCATAGCATTTTCTGACACAGAGTTGAAAATTTGGCCTGTGTACCCAGTGCCTTGCGCTGTTCTGCCATTACTTGTTCCAGTGGCTCCTTTGTTAACTATAGCATAGCTTCCACTGCCAATTTTTCTGTTCATGCAAATAATTGCGTTGTAAAGAGAAGTCATTTTTAAATTAAAATTAACGAGAATTTTACTGTTACTAACTGTTCTAGTAAAAGAATGTTCAGTTCCAAATAAATCAGTGTGAGTGTTGGATAAAGTTAAGTCACCAAACGCAGTAATTGGGTTTGTTTGAACTTTCAAAACCTTACCGCCAGCAACAGTGCCATCAGTTGAGCCATTACTTATTTTAGATAATGCCATATCTTACTCCACCACATCAGGCCAATTATTGATTGGCGCATTGCCACTTGGCTCATCGTCTTTCATTGGCGTGTCCCATAATGCCATAAACTCCGCTAAAGAGCTACAATCATTTATATCTTGCTCTATTGCCGCGCAAGCTGTGCGGATTGCCGCCCTATAAGTTGAGTATTTTGAAGCAATGTTTTTTGAGCTATCTTCTGCTTTTCTAACAACCATCCAATCTGTAGGGGCAAGCAAGCTGTTGGCTCTTTGTTTGGTTTCTTTTATGTGTTTGTTTTTCAAGCCATCTGTTACGCCCTGTGCGCCTGTCATTTCATCTATGACTGCCTTACCCTCTCCATCTACCCATAGGGTATCTGTTAGGCTTTTTTCTACCAGCTTTCCATCTGCATCACGCCCAGAATAAAACTTGTTATCAAAAGGCGCGGCTTCATCTTCCCAAACCAGACCTCTTGAGGTCTTTGTTGGTGTGTCCCACATAGCCCAATTTTTGGGATGCTGATAGCCCTCATCATCAGTCCATGCCCTGCCTTCCTTCAAAGTCATGCTTTTATATTTCCACGGCATTTCTATCTCCTATCATCGGGCATTACTATATTTCTGAGGTTGGTCAGCAAAAGCGATATATATGAAACTGCCGCCAGTGTCATTCCATGAAGTTGATGTTGTGCGTAACTTAAAACCATTAGATAAAAAATCTAACCTTACATTTTCATCTTCTGCTTGCGTTATATTTGGGAAAAGAGAATGGGTTAGGCCATTATAATATGTTTCATCATCATAAGATATGACCCAGTTTCTTACTGTATTCTCTTTCAAAAGAACGAAAACTGGCCTGAAACCCAAATGGACGTATGAGCCATCTGTGCCGCCCCCACCAGTGTATTCTCCGCATTTCAGGAATCCGTCAACATTTTTGAAACAATACCCGACATAGGTTCTTCCAGTGCCATTTACATAGTTCATGCTAGAGCTAGTGCCTCTACCCAATTTGAAACCTACTGATGTTAGCTCTTCAGGATTCCCATAAGCTAATGTACTAGATCCATTGGTAGCCGCCGCTGTTGCATTTAGCCTCAATATATTAGCGGTATCAGATGCAATAGCTGAATGTAAAAATAACCAAGGGCTGGTTACAATGGTTCTAGATTTTGTTATGACGCAATCAATTGTTCCACCAAGCCCATGCGGGATAATGGTGTTTTCAACATTGTTCCCTGTCCATGTGGCAATACTAAACCCAGCCTCAACATTTGCTGATACCGTTGCAATCAAAGTGCCATCAAAATTTGTTGAGCCATGAGTTGAGTTTGTGTTTATCTGTCCACCCATGCCAGCGTGTGCGCTACATTGATAATAAAGAGTTGGCGCACTAGCCGCGAGTATTATTGTGACTGTTGCACCCGCTGAACCCGCCGTGCCGCTTGTCGTTACTCCTGTTGTGTATTCTCCGCCAGACTTATCTGCCGCTGTGTAAAACCTGAATGGGTGGCCTGAATTACTGCTATCTGATTGGTCAAAGGTGTATGTGCCGCCTTCTTGCAAATCTAAGGTTACTGCACTGGCGGCATATGTCGTATCATCCGCACTGTTTCTAAATCTGTACTTGTTGCCGCTATCACTTACCACAACCACCTTATATGTCTTGGTTGGAGAATCACCGCCAAGTTTCCAATTCCAAGCAACCATCGTCTTTCCGCTTGTATTCAAATCTCCTTGAGAACCTAAAGTAAAGCTGTCAGACCCCACCGCTGTTATGCTATCAGCCCTAGTTGATTCCACGACATCATCGTTAGTAACAAGACGCTGACCAAAACCACGCACAGAATCATGCAAAGCGTGTGAAAAAGTATCATTTCTCGTTTTCCCCCATAAAAATGCGGTCTTAAACCCAACTCCAGTAACTTCTTGTGTTCCACTGTTGCCAGTGTACAACACCGTGTTGAAATGATTAGAACCATCAATGATAGAAGGCTCTGGGAGAGAAGCAGATGCTAAAGATAAAAACCCAGACGGAACCGCATAATAAAAGTCGCCCACACCATTTGCATCAGATGCACCCGCAGAGCCACTTGTTTTATTGCCAGCAAATGAACTGTCTTGACCAAAGTTAAGAATTTGAAAGTTGCCACCATTGGGACCAAACCAAGGCATTAATGTTTCGCCTTGCATTGCCGCTGGAATAGCATAGCCGCCACTACCCCCAGCGGGGTCTCCACTATTTTCCCAAGTACCCCCATCTGCCCTGAAATGAAATATGTTGTTCTCAAGGTCAATGGCAAAGCTAAATAGATATGCGGTACTATTATACCGATTTGTTGTAGTTCCTATTGCTGAATTAAGGTAATAAACTGAAGCACCTTGCTGTAATGCCATAGACCCAGCCGTGTTATAAACACTCATCCCATGAGCAAATACGTTTGGCTTACAAATTCCAACAGCCCAATAAGAACTATCTCGCCTGTTTGAGTAGACCTCAAAGTAATACTTGCCGCCAGTCTCCATACCCATAGATGACAAGTAATTGTAATAATTAACGCCGCTACCAGTGACCTTTAAGTTACCTTCAGTAAATGTGTTATTACTTTGACTTGATAATGGATTACCAACAGCAAAATTATTAGTTGGGCTATCTGGTACGACATCGTGGGCTGAAAAATTATTTGCTGTAAAATCATTTGTATTAGAGCTTTCGTCATCACCGATTGCGCTGGAATCATCAAAAGGTAGGTAGAAGCCGTTGTTCCCAAATGTCAAACCGCTGGAATCTTTTGCGACCCAAACACCCTCAGTCGTCTCGCCAAAGTTACTTGCATCGTAAGCTGTACCGTCAATAAAAACTACTTCAGCTAGGTAGCCGCCTATATGTTCATCGGCATCAGTCCTACCTTCCCCAATCCTAAGAGTTTTACCACTGACTTGAAAAGAAGGAATATGATTTAATGATGGGTTAGTATTGCTGCCAGAGGTGTTGATAGTCTGTCGAGTGCCATTAACATATATTTTTATTCTATCAGCGGCTGTTGAGTCTGTACTATCGTAACTAACAACAAAATGATAAAAACTAGACACATCCCTATAAAACGCATTTGTATACAAAAACATATGCGCTGCGCTTGCACCGTTGTCTTGTTTAACTATAAGTTCATGGTAGTGGTCAGTACCATAACGCATAAAAGCGATTGAAAAGCCATCTGAATTTGGAGACCCAGAATAAAAAATTGTCCTGTAGCTAGTGCTCGTATCACTAACAACATCAGACTTTTTCATCCACCACGACCATGTTGCCTTTTTGCCATCACTTGGACTACCTGCTGTTCGGGTTAAATTTGTGCTGCTTGCAATGTCAAAGCGCAAAGACTGATTAATTAGATAGTTATAAAAAGGGGGGTTGGCATTATATAGCCAAGGATTACCAAACACTCCTGACATATTGCCTCCTAACTAAATGCGAGTTGGGGCGTTCCCAAAAGTATCTTATTGCTGGCCTGAACTGCATATGGAACCAAATCAACCGCATTAGCCACTGTAGAGAGCGTTAGAGCAGTATCAGCGGGTGTTATGTAGTCACTAGCAGGGCTGACACTTCTACTGCCTGTTCCGTCTTGTATGAAGATTATGAACCCTGTTTGACCCACCGCCTCAGTTGTTGGGTTGGCAAGACTGATACTTGCTGCCCCTAACGTAAGAATGAAATTTTGAAACGTATCAAAATCAAGGGTTGTTGTGCTACTGATTGAGGCGGTTTGCGTATTGCCCTGCATGGCCTTACTAAATGTTGCATCACCCGCAAATGTCACCCCGCCGCCAAATGTGGTGGGGCTTGTTATGTTTGCTGGCAACGTGATGCTCTGTTGAGCCTTGCTTTGAAACACCACATAGAAATCATCTGTGGATGCAACTGTGCCTGTCATGGTCATAGTTGTGCCTGATACTGTATAGGCTACATTCGGCTCTTGACGGACGTTTTCTACAAAAACCTCAACCTCATTGGCATTTGCCACAGCGTGGTCAAGGGTAAAACCTGTGCCGCTTTGCCCTGTGAGGTCTTGGTAAGAAACCGCGCTAAATGATTTGGCAAGAATGTTCCCCAGATATGGCATTAGGTTATCTCCATATACGACCAATAAGCATTTAGCGAATTAGCTGTATCACATGATAACTGTATAGCATCCCCGCTTTTCATAACAATCTTATTGCCGCCGAAATATTCTAATGATGAACCCGCTGGAACTGGAATGTCTTTCATGGTGCTTATACCGTTAAAAGAAAGCGTAACCAAAACCTGTGATGAGCCAACATTTGAGAACAACAACCCAATGCCAACAGTTTTAGTGGTGACTGTGGTTGGGCAAGTGTAGAGGGTGAACGCAGTATTAGCTGGCAAAGTCGAGCCGTCTAATATTGCTCTATCAAAATTATTTGCCATGCGCTTACCCCTTTACGCTACATCGTCAATCAACGCCGCCACTATTGCAGTCACAGAAGCGTCACCAGCCGAATCAATATCAGCCGACACAGCGTGTAAGTTCCCCACAGTAGTATTTGGGCATCTAATAGTGAATGTTTGGCTTGGTCCTATAAATATACCATCAACTAGGTCATAAGCGGCTGTACCACCATCCAGACAAATAACAATGCCATCTGCGGTACTTTGGTTCTGTATCATCAAGAACTTTACTTTGTCACTGGTTGTTATAGCTGTTGGGGCTGTTGCCGCCGCAACCGCTGTGTAATCTAAAAACGAACCAGCGATTAAATCACCGCTTGTTGTGGTGATGGTTGATAGTTTGTAATACCATTTATCATTGGCATCCGCTGGCGCAACACTGAGGTTGCCAGAGAATGTTTGGGCTATCTCATCAGGCAATGCTGTAACTGATAGCGATACTAAAGCGTCATCTGCCATTTTTCTCTCCTTATCCTAGCGCAATCGCTATGGCTGTTGGGTCTTCTGCACCCGCAACGGCTGTCACAGTGTTTGTAGTCTGGTCAAATGTAAAAAGGTCAAGCCATGCACCATTTGATGAATCCCTAATCTTCAATATATCTGTAGTTGTATCATACCATAGTTGATAAGCATAGGGCGTTGATGGCTGGTTAGCCCCAGAGTTCAATGACACTATAGCATCCAGAACATTATTTATATCCGTTCTGGTGGCGGGGAATGTTTGATTGGCTATGTTGTAATCGTGCTGTGCCATGCTTGCTCCTATGCGCTTATCTTGCCGTGACCCTGTGCTACATAATCAAATGTTCTGTCCACAATAGTTCCATTTGATTCCTTGAATGTAATAGTAAACCCTGTGGTTGTCTTGTTGGTTACTTGATAGAACTCGCCACTATTCATATTCTGTCCCATGATTGTTATACCATCAATAGAGCCAAATGCTGTAGGGAATGTTATGACCTTGCCGCTTCCTGATGTTCCGCTGGCTAGGTTGCCTTGTGATTCTGCGCGCTTTTCTAGCGATAGATTTACCTGTAAAGCAGAGACAACAGGCGTGTCATCAATATCTATTGTGTTCATCTTCAATCTAAACTTGAAGCCCCTCGCTGAATAATCTCCAGCCACCACTCTTGAGAACGCGCTGAACGTAGCTGAACCGCTGGTAGGGTCATCATCTGTGGTTGCTATTTGCAATTCACAATCTGTTGTTCCCTGAGAGGCTGGCTTGACTACATCATATTGGCGGCGCGTTTGCGTAATATTGAAAGACACCCTAGAGGTTTGCTTGGCGGTTAAATCAACCACGCTGTCAAAGTCATAAAAACCTTCTGTTGCAACAACGCCATCCACACCGCCATCAAACAATCCATCAGCATCATCGAACAGGCCAGAGCCGCTATCAAATAAAATAGTTGTCTCAAGAACAAGCACATCTTCATCTGATGGTTTGATTACATTAGTCTTAACCCCTGCAAATGATGGGTTTTGTGTATTGGTTGCAACCACTTTGAAATTAGCCGAAACAGGAGCTTCATCAATAATCCCTATGGTCTGGGCGGCTACGGCTGAATTGTTACCGTACTTATCAACCGCCACACAGAAATATGTACCCTCTAAGGCTGGCACTATAACGCTGTTGGCTGGCCTTGATACCTTTTGCGCTATGGTTATGCCGCTTGAGAAGTCACCCCCGCTTGTGACCCCTTGGTGGCGTATTACATAGTGAGATAAATCTGCATCCGTCACTGGTGTCCATGTAAGAAGCGCATTAGACCCCAAATAGTCTAGGGTGAAATCAGCAACAGTAGATGGCGCAGTGCCAGCCTTTCCAGCAATCGTGTGTTCTATAGTCGTGTAGCCTGATTTTGTTTGAAATGTGCTTATTGACCTAGCGCGAATTTCATATGTTGTATTATCTTCAACATTAACCAGTTCGTATATTCCAGCTTTTTGAGTGCCTAATGCGGTAAATGTGGCGTCTCCCTTTACCCTAGCCTCAACTTCAAATTGATTTGCATAAACGCTTGGTGAGCTTACATTTATTTGCAAGGTTGTGATTGCGCCTTGCTGGAATGTTTGAACAATGTCTGTTGCTGTTACTATTGGTGCAGGGATTACAAATGGGTCAGGAAGCGTTGAATTATCTTCTTGGAAGGTAGTTTCTTCAGCGTTCCAATCATATACCGCGCTGTTGGTTTCTCTTAACGTAACGTCAACCCCTAAATCCAGACCACCCACAACAGCAATGTTCCATTCAGCGACTTCAAAAACCTTACTGCTAAAGCCATATCTTGGTAGCGTAACATAACAAGTATCACCAATTGCTAAGTTAAATCCTTTCATAGAAAGTTGACATTGCAGAACTACCTGTTGCCTATTTCTATAAAGAACTATCTTGGCAAGACGCTGTGCGCGAGGTGAGTTTGTTGTGTAGGGCAAATCATAATCTAAGTAACGTGTCTCGCCGTTGTCCTCAGAAACAAAGGTGCTTGATGTAATAAATGGATAATCAGTTGGAATGAAGCCATTTGATTCTGGAGAGTAAACGCCTTTAACTGAATTATAGTTTTCCATCTGACTTTGAGTTGCCGCCAGTTGTATTGGTCCGTGAAAATCATCTTGAGTGAGAGTGATAGCTGGAGTTCTGTATTCTGCAACCAGCAAGCGAAACTTGCCGTTGGTGTAAGTTAATATGCCGCCACATGATGTGAGCATATTCTCAATAATCTTTTTTGGTGCGCTGTTTGTTTGAAATGTGCCGTCAAGCGTGTATCTCTTTTGCGTAGTGCCATCAGCTAATGTTACATTCTCATCACAAGTGTTTGCCGCCGCAATAAAAGATGTGTCATCTATTTCATCTGCGCTACAGGCCAACCCATATCTAGTGTCAGTCAAAAAGTCTCTAATGCAAAGAGCCGCATTGTTTGAATACGCTGTGCTTGAATCACGCGGGTCAAAGACCTTTTTCCCCTCAATTACGGCTGATATATTTGGCAACCCCTGCGGGAACGCTTCAGCATTATAGTTTAACCGACAATACAAATACGCAATGCCACGCAATCTATGGTCAGTTGTCCACGCTTTTATTCTTTGCGTTAAAAGGGTGTCTGCGGTTTGGTCATCTGCGCCATTATGAATGTTAATCTCTACAAGATTAGTGCTTCCATCCATAAACCTTGCTGGGGCGGATACTTTATGCCCTGTCATGGTGACTGTATCTTCGTCAATCCTGAAGCTAACAAAACTATTTATCTCATGTGTTACCAGAGAAATAATTAAATGCAACTCACTATCTGAATTAGTCGTTTCTACAAAAGATAGCACACCAGATACGCGAACCTTGCCGTATGCGACCCTGCGAGGCTGCGCTGGCTGCTTAATCATCTGTGTGCGGGATGAAGCCTCACTAACATAATCACCATAACCCCCCATGTTGGGCATATCTGGCTTCGGTGATAACGCTGATAAAGCGGCACTTGCAGCGGCATAAACAGCTATGCTTGCAAGGTATCCCATGCCAGCAATAGGACCAGCAATAACGACAACAGCAATCGCAGCAACGATAGTTGTTATATTTGTTAGTGCTTTAAAAAATGACTTAAAGAAACCCATTACGGCGCACTCCACTTAATGGATTTTTCTTGAAGGCTAGATATAAAGTCTAAACCCTTATCACCCGCAAACTCTGTTTGCTGGTCAACCTGTGTATAACGCCTGACTTTTGGCCTGTTCAAATCAACCAAACGGCTTTCACAAGAGACTTGAATGTTAGCTCTCTCTCCATCATCTGATATATTCATGGTGTCCATGCGACCACTAAATAAAAGATATGGGTCAGCGACCACTGCATAGGCATCTGTGATACTGCCTATATAGACCTTTGCGCTTCTACCTTGATAATTTTCAGTAAGGGCGGTTGCAACCAACGCTGAATCTAAGCCGTTAAAATTAACATTTAAACCATTGGCCTGAACTGCGCCACTTTCTGTTACTGGAGATATACCCAAGATTTCACCAGTGCCTACAAAGGTTGTGCTTGCAAAAGTAATATTGCCCAGCCCTGTCCAAACTCTGACATTTGCGGCAGAAAAGGCTAAATCAACCGCAACAAACGGCCTGATATGTGATGATGTGAATACGGTGTTTAACGCATTGGTTATTCCACGGCTCATGATGCCCCCAATACGCTATTTAGATTTAGCCTTTGCGCTTGGTGCAACACCGCCCACCCATGCCTCGTTGACATCTGGAGTGCCTTTGTCATCGCCCTTTAGCGTCCCATCAGCTTTTCTAGCCCTCTCTGGGGCGGCTGTCTTAGTTTCGGTAGGTTTTACAACCTTAGTCTCTTGAGCAAGCCCACTGTCAATAAAAGCTGCGTTTCTGGCCTGTTCCCATTCTGTGTCACTAGAAAGTTCTTCACCTTCTTTATATGTGCGGGTCATTGAGCCACGTTCATTTGAAACGCCGATGCCATCTTGAATCATTATTATAGCCATAAAGCCCTCCATGAAGTGGGGAGCAAGGTCAGTTTATACCTAAACCTTGCCCCCCTATTTTATTTAGACGTTATGGTCAGCTTTTGCGTTATCGCCAGTGTGACGAGCATTTGCCAAAATAAACTGAGCCGAAATAGGCGTTCCATTGGAATGCGTACCTGACTTGCTTATCTTTGCGCGTACAAACTTCTTGCCGCCGATATAACCAATGCGGTCAACCAAGCCAACTGTGTCTGGGTTTCCACCAGAGCCAGCCGTACCTGTGCCATCAAGAATCAACCAAACGCCATTGGCGGCAATTGTGCCTCCAGTGACTTCAGCTTGTGTACACTCTGAATAGGTACTAGCAGAGCCAGAACCATCATCATCAGCGTGTTCAATGTGAATCTTGAAAAACAGGTTTGCCGCAAGGGTATCGCCCTCTGCGCCAACTTGAACAATCAACGTAGCTGATTCATAGCCTGTTGTGTCAACGTCAGTTCCATTAGCATCAGCAGTTTTAACTGCATTGATAATGGTTGTGACTTGTTTTAGGGAGTGTGTTAGGTCTGCCATGTTGCCCTCCTATGCGCTTGTCTTTTGAATGCGGATAGCTTCAGGCAAGACAACTTGTCCGCCAACCCTTGACCGACAATAGTACCTAACGCTTCCAGTTGATGCCTGTGTGAATGGGTCACGCAGGATTGAAAGGTTAACTCTATCGACAATCATGTAGCCGCGTGAAAAATCACCGAATGCAACTGATAGAGAATTTGCAGCTACATCTGGCATATCAGGCATTTCAACGTATGGATGCCCAAGGATTGAGTTTGGAACTCCCGCCGTTAACATCATGCCAGCTTGGAACACATACTGACCAGCCGTGTCTTTTAAGGCGCGAATTTTTGCCAGTGTAGAACGGTTGAAGATGAAGTTTGCATTAGAAGCATAAGGCGACTTGATTGCATGAACGAGGTCAATCAAACCATCAGCAAGCAACGCTGTGCCGTTTCCTGATACAGTTTGACCAATGCTGGAGTTAGTAATCACACCCTCTGGCTGACCGACTGCACTTCCAGAGACAAAGGCTGCGCCTTCGTTCTTTGCAAGCTGTTGTGCAAACTCTTGCTGCATTTCTGCCTCAAGATTGAACACTGAGTCCTCTAGCATCTGATTTGAAATATCAACTAGAGCATACTGCTCATGTGTTGGGATTTCTTCCAACTGTGTTGTGTAACCAGTTGTCTCAGACTTTGTGCCAGTTTCAGCCACCCATGCTGCACTGAATGTTGCAGTACGGCTTGGCATTTGAATTGACTTTTGGCTAGTTGCCCGAACCCTTGCGATAGTACGCATTGGTGAGATTTCTGTGAGAGTTTTGATTAACTCATTCACATACTCTGGTGGTGCTAAGAAACCCGCCCCTGTGTCATTATTGACAGTCAAAGCCTTAACTTCTTCAGGCTCCATATTGGCATCGCCTTTACGCAAGAACTTGTCGAAAGCCTGAACAGCCATATCAACTTGTTTTGCCTCAAGACCAGTTTCAGGCCGCTTCAACATTGCTTCCATGTTGTCTAGCTTATCACCAAACTGCTTTTGCTCTTGTTCAGCCAAAGTCAGCTTCTGGTTTATGTCCTCAAAGCGGTCTAGGTCAGCTTCAATATTTTTCAGCTTTTCTTCAACCAGCGGGTCGGACGAACCCTTCTTTTCGATTTCCGCCAAACGAGCGTCATTGGTAGCTTTGAACTCTTCAAAAGCTGTTGCCATGCCCTCTACTGCGGTTTTGACATCATCAGTCATGTCATAGCCCCTTTACGATTTTAGGATGTTGGTTAAATTGGCAATGGAACTCATTACCTCTTTTTGCTCAATGCCAACCTCACGCTGGTCTAAAGCCTTTGAAACGGCTGATGCCGCCACTTTTGATTCTGAACGAGACAACCCCCCTGCATCCCGCAAGAAAGCCTCCCAATCCCGAATCGACCTATCCTCTGCCTTGACTGCACTGATGCGTGCCTTCGGGTTCATTGGAAAGGTAACTGCACTGATTTCCATAAGGTCAACTTCTTTGAGCATACGCTTCTTGCCACGCTCATCATAGCTGTAACCCTTGGCATCAACCCTGTAACCCACTGACAAGCCGTCTATCGCGCCCATTTTCATAAGCTCATAGACTTCCCGCCCCTTTTGGGTCTGCATGGCAAGCTGGCCTTTGACGTACAAGCCGTTGCCATCTTCTTTAACTTGTGTGTAAACGCCGATTGGCTCTTTGGTGTCATGCTGGAAAAGCATTTTGATTTTCCGCGCACCCTTGGTTCTTAATGATTTTTGGAACGCCCCATTGACTACAACGTCATTTCCCAAATCTTTGTTACCGAATACAGATGCGTAACCCTCAAACATACCTTTGTTTTTGTCATCGTCATCATCATCGTAAGCCTTTAACTCTAAGTCGGCCTCGCAATCAATGTACCCAGTTTCAACAAACTTGACCTCATCACATTCTTCAAATGCTAGGGCTTCATCCATCACAGTCTCCTCTTTCCCGCCATCGCGGTAACTGCTCAGACAGACTGCAACCCGCTGGTCACGCTGTGAGTATTCGGCAAGCA